TATTCATCAGTACCTACATACTGAGCCCCAAACTCCCTAGCAAGGCGGTTATGAACGGTAATTGCAAGGCCGGTCATTTCATCCTCTTCTGGTGTTTCCCCGCCGTACCACTCATTGTCATTAAGAAACTTAGTGAGTTTTGGGTCTTGTCCGGTTTGTTGTTCCGGCGCAACAGTGGGGATAGCTTCGGTCTCTTTAATTTCAATTGGTCGTAGGTTTTTAGCCCGATCAACCCTAAGAGTTGCCTCAGATACTCGTTGTTGAGCGTCAGCAAGAGCGTCACCGTCGCCATTATCGTAGGCTTCTTTAAAGGCTTTTTTAGCAGCAGCTAGTTCTGCTTCTGCGCCATTTTTACCTTGTTCGATGAAGACTTTACTGCCTTCGTGTAGTTGAGACTGAAGTTTTTTGTTTTCTTCAACCAAAACTTGGGCAACACGTAATGCCTCTTCACGTAGTCGTAATGCTTCTTCTTTAGCCCTACGTTCGTCGTGGTAACCCTTACCGAGTTTCTTAATTCTCTTCTGAACTTTCTCGTCGTACGAATCTAATTCGTCATCAGTTACGGGTTCTGGGGGTTCCGCCATAGCCTTTCGACCACGATCCTGCGCGGGGGTATCATCGACAATTTCAATATCAATTTCATCTTGTTCTGGTTTTGCAGCTTTTTCTTTCTCTGCAATCTCATCTGGAAACTCAAAGGTAGTGTCTTCGTCCATAGATACCATTTTGCCGTCTTTATAGACGGAAGTACCAAATTCTTCGACAGCCATTTAAAACTCCTTATGCTCGTGAAATTCCACGGGGGTCCATAACAACAGCTTCAACCGAATCATCATTAATAATACGAAACTCTTGCCCATGAATCTTAATGCGGGAGCCTGAGTTGGGACGTATTAGAATGAAGTCGCCTTCTTTACACAGTGGGCCACTTGGAAAACGGCTTGTGTCTTTATAGGCATCGGGACCAATTGATATAACGAATAAGACAGGGGATAAAACTTCCTCGTAGTGCCGAACAAGTTCAGCTTTTACTAATCCGCTTTCGTATTCACTATCTGCCGCTGGAACCATACACAGAATATGATACCCAGCAGGTTTGGGTAATTGTGTTGCTTTCTCTTCTTGTTTTTCAGGCAGTTGAGAAATATTACCCAGTGCATCACTTATTAATAGCTCAGCCATCGCTGTCCTCTATTTTTTGCTCGCGGTCTTTTATTAATGCTATGGCAGAGGCAAGACCACGGATAACCCCTGTCACATGTTTATACTCGTCAAAATTTTTGCAATTGCCAGCGGCAATGAAATCGGACTTACTAGTTATTTCTTTCTGTAATTCTTGTCGAATATATTCATACTCGGTCATTTAGTTTCCTTCTTTGCTGGAGCAGGTTGAGCTGCCTGTACTGCTTTCTCATGCTCGTGTTGCATCCGGGTTTTAATAATGTCCATCGCCATCTGACCACCTGCGGTTTTTTGTGCGCTCTTTAGCTTCTGGGTATTCGCTATAGCGTTGGCAGCAAGTTGACCAGCGTTGTTAAACTTCTGGGTTTGTACGCGTTGCGCTTCAATTTTGAGTTGTTCCATCTTGATTTGCGCGTCAGTGATGTCTTTTTGATTCTTGCGCTTTTGTTCTTGCGCTTTGAGCTGAAGCTCCTGCATCTGCATCTGGATGATGGGGTCTTGTGCTTGTTGCTGAGCTTGTTGCTGTGCTGCCTGCTGTTTGTTTTGTGCCAATAGGCGTTGAGCAGCTTGTGCAAGTAGGGGTGACATCTGGGCTTCAACTTCTGGAGACAAGTCTACATTTTCTTCCGCACCAAGGTCGTCTTGTTTTTGTGCTGGCATATTCATGCCTAACTGCTTCTCAATTTCTTTGCGATACTGGAACCCAATATGCTCGTTAATGTGCGCCATCATTACGGCTTGAAGCTGTGGGGCTTGTGGATTGTTTTGCAACAAAGCAATAATTTTAGGGTCTTGCATAGCCGCCATATGAACAGCAATATGGGACTCATGGTCTTGGTAACTAAACGCCTTGACTGGCTTCATCATTAAGATGTTTTGGTTTTCAGTTACCGGATCAGCAGGCTTCTGGTCAATAGCCATAGGTATAAGTTTTTGTACATTCTTAACACCCAAAACTTCAATCATCTGGCGGTGCAACAATGGCAAGTTATATAGCTGTGGTGCTTGCTGAGCCAATTGTAGAACCGCTTGGTATTGAACAATCTTTTGCGCCATTGTGCTGGCGTTTGGATCACTGACAGGTACTACGTCAACTGAATCGTAGTCAGATTTTTTAGCTGAAGGGTTGCCTTCTTCTGGCTCGTAGTCGTATTTCTCAGGGGTGTAATCGGCAATAATACCTTTTAGTAGGCGGAACTCTTGACGCATCGAATAGTGCAAACGTGCTTGAATTGCGCTCATTACCTTCAAAGTTCGTTCAAGTATCGCTAACGTCGTACCAACTGGGGCATTACCACCCATGTCAGATACCTGCAAATCACCGGCAGAAATAAAGCTACGGCCTTCTTGCACGATCTGATTAAATAATTGAAACAGGGTTTGACTAGGTTCTTTGTATGGTAACAACATAATGTTGTCTTTAATCGTACCGCTTGGAACGTCCACATCACGGAACTCACCGGGGCTAATTGGTGTATCGTCACCGTTTACACGTAAACCACGAGCTTTTAACCCGCCGGGTAAATTAGATAGCGTCCCAGCATCCACCAACTGACGAACGATAGAAGTGGCAGAACGAGCGTACCCACCAATAAGATGAATAAGGCCATATCCATAAAAGCCAAATCCCGGAACATATTGATAATGGACAAAATGTACTCTCTTAATCTTAAGTACGTCATCTTCATACCAGTTACGCCTAATAGCTAAAATGTGTCCGGAAGTTTTTTCAATGGTAATAATATACGGCAGCGCAATACCTGTAGGTTCTCCATCTTTGTCGGTATCTTCAAAACCCGGCAAGTCATAGTCTACGTGCATCTCTAGTATGCGAAATCTGTTGTCACTGATTGCAGAAAAACCTTGTTCTTCAGCTTTGCGCTTTTCAATATCGTCCAGAACTACGTTGGGCTCGCCTAAATCAATATCGCAGTAGAAGCCAGCAACTTGTAGTTTTTTTATTTCGTTTTTTGTCTTACGCATAATATGCGTCATGCGTTCTGAGGTATCTAGGTTGCTTGCACCATAAGGCACAACAAAGTCTTCCGCAGGAACAAACATCGCTACTTGGCGATCAAGGCTAGGATCAAAGTAAACTTTCTTAAATGCCGACCCTGCTAGTGGTAAGTTCCACAATAGCTTTTCATGCTCAGGGCGGTACTCAGTCATTTGCTCTGTGAGCTTATAGTTCATATCATCTTGAACTCGGGTGGACGACTCCCGCTTGGCTGTGGTTTCTTTGCCAATTATTGTTGTTTTTACCGGCCCCATTGCGGGGAAAGTCTCCATAATAGCTTCCGACTGAAACCTCACTACCGCCTCTGCCAGCATGGGATGATAAACGCCACAAGCGCCCGCCCAAGGTTCAGTAGTTTCTTCGTACTTCAAACCTAATAGCTTAAGACCCTCGACATAGGTATCTGCCCAATCTTTACGTGCTGATTGATCTGCTTCAAACAGCTCAAGTAGTTCGCTACTTAGACTTTGTAGTTCGCTTTGATCCATTTCCTCGGCTAGGTTCTCACTAAAGCTCTCGTCTTCGCCTTGTTGAATATCAATCTCAGTATCGCCCGCACGAATTTTTACGGCCTCTGGGTCTATAATCTCAATCTCAATGGGCTCGCCTTGTTCATCTGCAATACCCTGCGGAGCTTGATACAAACTTTTGTCGATAGCCATAATATGTCCTATACGTTATAAAACCCAGCATTACGTTTTGATTTAAAATACCGAATATCTTCAGGTTCATCAGAATCTAGCCGGATAAACCCGCCTCTACGAAATCGCAATAACGCTTGGGATGTAGAGTCAACCAAGTCATCGTGTTCGCCTGAAGGGAATGACGCCACCTCTTCGACAAGCTCATCCGCCCAATGAGTATTGGGAACCCAAACTCTACCACTTGCAAAAATATCCGCAACAGCGTTTAATCGAGCAATTTTATCATTGCCTTTACTAGGAGTGTACTCCTGCACTGGTATACCCATTGCTCTTAGCTCAAACAATAAAGGCGCACCCGATGCTTTAGCCTCCACAATGAGGGCGTCTGGCTTCCACTCCTTCCACTGCTCCATCGCTTTAGTCTTTAACTCAGGGAACTCCATGCGCTTCTTGACCGAGTTAAGGAGAATAATGTTGGCCTGCTTGACGCCCGTGTCGTCGTCTTGGTAAAAAACACCCCACGTTGTACACGCCGAGTAGTCGCTGCGCTGCGTCTTAAGAAAGGCCGTGTCCCATGACTGGATAATAAAATCGCAATGAGGAGGGCGTTCCTCCTCCCAGTACCTCCACCACTCGCGCTTAATGATTGCATTTACGTCTGAAGTGGGTTGTTGTTGGTACTGCGCCATCCATTTACCGGATGGAAGTTCGTGTCTGAGGGCTTCTAACTGCTCAATAGGCCAAAATTCAGGCCAAAGTGGGTTACCAGAGGGCAAAATAGCAGGAAATTCAATAACTTTCCACTCCTCACCGCTTCTTTGCATGGCTGATTTCAGTACTTGACCCGTCAAATCCTTCTTTGACCACCTTGTCATCACTATAACGATGGCCCCACCCGGTTGTAAACGCTGCCGAGGACCCGATGTGTACCACTCGTACGTTTTATCGTACACTTCTGGGTTGTTTTCGGCTATTGTTGCTTCTTGTTCCGAGTGAGGATCGTCGATAATGAGGATATCAGCGCCTTTACCCGTAACTGCACCACCAACACCAATCGCAAAATAGTCTCCGCCGTGGTTAGTTGCCCACCTGCCAGCAGCTTTAGAGTCAGACTGTAATCCAACTCCCGGAAATATACTTTTATACGCTTCAGAATCAACAAGGTTCCTCACTTTTCGGCCAAAACCGACAGCTAATTCAGCAGTATGTGCTGTTTCTATGATTTTTTTGTTCGGAAATTTGCCCAAAAACCACGCAGGTAGCAAATAGGACGCGAACTCACTCTTTGTATGACGAGGAGGCATGTTAATAATAAGGCGCTTGCACGTGCCATTATCCACTTCTTCAAAGGCTGCAGCCATTTTTGCATGATGTCGTCCCGCTATAAAGGAAGGCCAAACTTTCTCAACAAAAGGTAAAAACTTGTCCTGCGCTAGCTCTTTATCCCGCAGCTCCGCTAACTTCTCCAGCTCAATAAGCAACTGATGCTGCTCCGTCTGGTTTAACTTAGACAAAATACTGGGTATATCCTTGAGACTGATGTTATTCAGTATCTCTTGGGCTGGCGTCATCAT